TCTCATCTTAGTACCGTCTTCGGTTGTTCCCATTACCTGACCTTGTGAGTCTGCCATGTACATACGTCCGCTAACACCGCCAAAACTGTAAAGTCTTGTAAGGTTATAAGCTGGAATTTGCATCCAAAATTTAGCAACCCAACGCCCTTTGGATGTCGGAATAACCACTAAACCGTTAGCACCTGAGAAAGTTCCATCTTCTGTAGATTGGTCTTCCGTCTCGTCAATTTGAAAGAAAGGATAAATATCTTTCGATTGTATGTCTGTTTGCCATGTAGCTTCGGTTTCTGCGGCTGCTTTAGTCGCAAATTCTTGGTCTAATTTAGCAAAGCATACATACTCAATGCCTGAAATCGCTTGATCGCAGTTGCATGGTCCTGTGTTTTCTAAATCGCTATTACAACTTAGTGTATTAAAATCGCTCATTTTTACATATATTATTAAAATTATTATTTTCTGTGAATTTCACTAACCAAGCAACCGCAGGACTTCCACCCATATTAGAATAGTAACGCCTAATTTGACTATGTGGAAACCGTTTAACTGATGTTCCATATATCCGATTATCAGCGGCCAAAGCCTTCAAAATATCATCAAGTATGTTAAGTAAGTTATCAAATCTTGCTTCTGACTGCTCGGAGCTTTCACTTAGCTTTCCACTAGCAGCAATAGTAATACTTAAATCACTTACTGACATCTTGGTTTTATCTATGTCCTCTTCCCAATTGTTAAATAAAAGTAATGCAGGTAACTTAGTTTTGTTGATTAAACCAAGTTTAGACATGTTTTCCTGAATTTCTTTAGGACTACCGAACTCAAAATGAATCCCTGCTGTTGTACATGCATCCTCAAATACTTCTTTAACTATGTTCATATTCCCATATAATTAGGATATTCATCTTCTCTTGTTGCTATAAATTGCTTGATATTATCATAAACAGTAGCATCATTATTATAGATATAAGCATACATCGCTCTGATTTGTAGTTCCCTATGAAGCTCAACTCTAGCCTGTAATACTTTCGTACCGCCCTGTATTAAGTCTTCATTTTTTCCCTGCATAGCACCTGAGACTGTATTAACTTTCCATACTATTGGCATATACTTTAGCCATATATGGTCAGCTAACGGACTCTGTAACTTTGAATTTAACAATCCATCCCATTTATAAACAATGTCGTTAACGGTGTACTCTGAGCCGTAAACAAGTTTATAAAATTCTGTAGTTGTATCATCATAGTCAGCTGCTTCCAACTGCTTGTATAAATCATAGCCTAAATAATCAACATAGAAACTTTCAGAATAATCTGTAATTGCTGCTCCTATGTCAATAAATTCGCTATCAATGTCAGGGATTTGTGCAACCCCTGACATGAAATATGTTTTATCTAATTTTGGTAATGACATTATTTACTTTTTTTCGTCTTTAGACGCTTTTGTTACAATTTTTACAATCCCTTTTTTCTCCAGGCTTTGAGCGTGTTTTTCTCCAATTGTTCGATCTTTGCCCTTAATTGAGGTTGCTAAAAATTTTACTTTAATCATTTTCATAACTTTACTTTTTTTTAAATTATTTACTTGGCCTAGTAATCTCTAAACCACCACTTCCACTCAACTTTTTCAATCGAAATTCCCTCTCCTACGTCATCATCCCCCTCTATAATGTATTCCACCATATAATATCTATAGAATGTAGATGATGCTACTGCGGTTGTTGTCCCTGCAACCACTCCAACTGTTGTTGCTCCTGTTGTTGCCCCTGCGGTTGTACTATCGGCTGCAAATGTTTCGGCATATGTATCATCGTAAGTATCGGTGTACGTACTGGCAATTGTTACTGTTGATTCTGTAAATGTAGTTTTGACTATCTCTGAAGCTATAATTAGCCCTGTAGTCTCTGTCTGTATTTTCGTCCAGGAATCATCGCTGAACACTTTACCGTAAACGTTAATTACTACTGTCGTATCAACGCCGTCAATCGTGTCGAATGTAGTGTTAATTACCCACGACATAGGATAGGATTTGTTGATAAAATAAGGAATTCTAATTGAGTCCAAATTCGCTGTTAAGGTATCGGCTGCTACGCCTGTATAACTTATATATGTATCTTTGGACGGCACTTTTCTTAACCTGATTGTTCGAACTTGTGCGAACATCGCAAATGTAAGTGTAAACATTATTAAAAACGTTATTAACTTTTTCATCTTTTCTTTACTTTTTTAAATTAAACTTCAAATTATACACCAACATATTCAATTGCTGTAATATCACCACTTGCATCTGTTGACTTAACGATTGCATATTGGTCGTTAGATGGAACTACTAAGTTCATTCTACCTTTCACCATCATTGTCACGAGGTCTTTGCTTCGGTCGTCTTTCTCTTGGAAAATATCAAGTGTCATACCGTCCCAAATATAAAGTTGCGCTTTTGATAAATCACCAACAACAATTTCATTACTTCCAGCTAATTGATTACCCAAAACTTTCATTCCTGAAATATTCATAGGTGCGCCCATTGCCCAGTTAAGATTCATATAATTTTTATTTGAATCTTTCTTTGTTTTGATTTGGTGTAATAGAGTATTACGTAAAAATGTTATACTTGGATCTGCCTCATTCTTGCCATCTTCGGTAATTTGCAACCACATTGCATTTACTAAATCTAACAACCAAGGGTCAACAACTCCGCCTGTAGAAGTTACAAAACCAGCCGCATCAAATGCAGTTGCTTGGTTTAATAATCCATTAGGGTCGTTTCCTGCTTCTTCGCCGTTCAATAATAAATCTTGTACTTTAAGAATCCAACCTTTCATTAAATTCTTCTGAACTTGCGCTCTAAGATAGTTCACATCATACAACTGGTCTGTAGACACCTTAATTATCGCTTTGATTTTGGCAGGGTCTAAAGACTTCTCAACCCATGTCATCGAATCTTCTGAAGGGACTGCATTTTCTGCAACACTATCAGCATTTGATGTATTGGTTAATTGTTCAGTATATTTAATGGAACCACGATTGTCTGCTGGTACTGGAATTGAATTGTTGAATAATTCAAATAAGAATGGCATACCTTTTACCTTTTCAGAAATGTATGTATTCTCAAATCCTGCCGACATATCAGTAAATGATGAAGCACTAATCGACTTTAATTCCATTGAGAATTTATCAAAATTCCCTTTTGTTGCGGCTTCAAACTTATCTTTGTTCTCATTAAAGGCTTTAGTAAATGAGTCCTCTGGTTTCATTGCACCAGCTTTGATTTTTTCAACCAATTCACCCTGTGCTACACTTGCAGCAACTACCTGATCCAATTTTGTCTGCATTGTGGTCACGGTTTCGACATTATCGAACGCTTTTATTTCCTCTGCAAACATTTCTTTTACCATTGTAGGACTCGTAAAGTCCTGTTTAGCTTCAAAAGCTAATAGCTTGGCATCTAATTTATCATTAAATGCTTTTTCAGCTGCTAATCTTTTTTCTTCATCTGTCATCTTTAAAATGTTTTTAATTATAAATGTTTATTTATCGTCTCGAGCGCTTTTTCATAATCTATTGTTGGCGGCTTGTTTGGCTCAATGCTACGTTTAGCGGTTGTTTTTTCGACAAGTGCTTTTATAAATTGATTATATTTGTGCGCTACCTGTCTTATTCTTAACAGGTCTTTTTGTTCCAATCCTTCATTTAATGCTTCGACTAAATTAGACACTTCTTTATTTATAATGTCTGTATCATTTGATTTAATCGCATGGGTGTATTCATTTGCTCCGAAAGTAACTGCTGAGATTTCCCATAATTTTAACTCTTTACAAATAAATACTTCATTATAAACCTTACCATCATATTCATAATCGTCCGCCCAGTCACAACTTGACCAAACATAGTTAAAGCCAATAGAGAATTGATTTATAGTTCCTGAGTCAATTTGCTCTAAAACTTCATTCCCTTTTTGGATTTTGTCAACATACGCCTTAAAAAACAAACCGTAATCATCTGACTTTAATTCTAAAAAGTGGCCTATTGGAGTTGATTGGTTATGTTGGTTTAACAGTAATATTTTTCTATGTGTTGCAGAGTCAGGACCACGCTCTAATATAGATTTGTCACAACATTCTTTAGTTAAAACGTCCCCGTAACTATCTACAACATTCCAAACGGCTCCATAACCTTCTATTGTTCGTGCTTTAACGTCAATTTTTTTAACATCAAGACTAAACTCCTTCATTCCATAAGGAATATTAACGCGTTCTTTTTTTCTTAAATCTTTATCCATTACTCTACTGGTTTTATTGGTTCTGGTGCATCTTCTTCAGTATAGCCTGTCTCACGCCTTGCGGCTGCTTCCGATATGATTCTTTTATCTACCAATATAGACACCGTATCGGCTTTAATCTTAGCATCTGCTTGTAATACGTCAACATCGCTATAATCTGCAATAAGACTTTCATCTTCAGGTAATTGAAAGGCTTGGTCGAATGTTTCTAACATCCATATTGTAGCTGGTTTGATACTATTTTCATATAAAGACCTTTCCAGTATCTTCATATTATTTAACGCTGCGCCCGACAAGTCACCTAATAATGGTGGTGGCACACCTAACACCATGCAACAATTACGGAAGTTTCTTAATTGTGTTTCGTTTAACTGTAATTCCTGCAAGTTCATTGCAACAGGTGTGTATGTTAACGGCATATTTGCAATAATTACAGGCGATTTGTCGCCTGTAATGCCATATTTCTTAGCCCATGCCTCTTTTAATGCTTTCTGCTCCGTAGGTTCTAACATGATGCCATTATCATTAACCGACGGTGTGATTAGCCCTAATGCTCCACGATCAGCCAATGTTTTAATCGCACTTTCATAAATTGCCTGTAATGCCTTGCCTGAATTTAATAGTGAATTTAGCTTCGACATCCCACGAGCATCTGGAGTATTATAATTACAGACTTCTTTACGCCATACCATCGCATCGGCTTCAATTCTACTCATGCCGTTATAATAGTAATCTTTAATTTCTTTAAGTCTATAATCCTGTTCCATTTCGTCCATCCAATTGACACGTATCTTTTCGGCTGGTAATATATACGATTGTGTTATCCCCCAAACTGCTAGTTTGATTTGATTCTGAAACACTTCGCCGTTTAACATTGCGTTAAGTAGGAAATATTTTACATAT